TTTACTGTGATATTCCCTTTGTAATCAGGATGGTTTCCTGTTTCTTTCTTATCGTTTTTGAACAAAACGCCAGAGTTATCTTTCTTTTCCATTACATTTCCTTCGCTTTCTTTAACGCACTTCTTACTTTACTTGGAAGGAGTGTCCATAGGGCAATCTTTTGTTGATCGTCTAGGTTCTCTCCCTCTAACTTAACCCAAGCTGCCTTGGGATCACCTTGCTCACAAGTGGCAATCAGTTCAACTGCCATCTCTTGTAAGTACTGCAATTCTTCTGGAGGAATATCATCTGTTGCACCCTGAGTAGGTGTAATCACGACTGATTTACCCTCTTCTGGAAGGTCTTCACCCGCATAAATGTAGAGTCCCAAGCCATGCAGACTCAGAGCTTTGGTCATACAGCGCATGATGGCAGTATTGACAGCAAAAGCATCAGGATTAGGAATGGCCTTGTTTCTGTAGTCCATCACAGGCAATTGACAGGTCATTGGTTTGCCAAACATGGTGGCAGTAACAAACACCATTGCCGTACCATTGATATCCATGAAACACTTGTCTCCAAACATCTCTACCTTGTAGGAAGCAGTAGGATCGGCTTTGAGAGCCTCTGCCCAAGCCCAAGCCCATGACAGGTAAGTCAGGTTGTTTTTCTTCTCTGTATGAGAATTAACATCTTTTTTAAGTAACGCTTCTATTGACATATTCACTCCTTTAAAAATTATCGTTTAACTCTTGATCAATGATTTGTGTTTGTTGGTCAAGGTCTAATTCCTTGAACTCGATAAAGTCTGCTTCTTGGCAGCAAACTATTCTGTTTCCCTTGGTTGTCAAGCAATAAGGACAGTATTTAATGTCAGAAAACTCTTCCAAATAGGTCTGAAATAGTGATTTCATGTGAGCCTATCGAAAGCCATTTCCCAGAGAACATCACCTGCTAGATCGGAGAGTCTAATTAACTCATCTTCGGTTAGTGGTGTTCCATCTTCGTAGCATCCACCTGAGAAGTAAGCATCAGAGAAGTCTGGATAATCTCTGCTATCTACCCCATCTACTTCTAGGTCTATGACCTTTTTTCCATTAAGCATTGTCATTATTCGCCCCTTGCTTTGAGCATGGCATCGGCTTGTTGATAAGCTGATTCAGCAATTTCATAAATGGTTGAAAAATCACAATCTTCATTGTGAAGAATTGCGTCCTCAATTCTCAATGAGTGCATAGCTTTAGCGGCAAAGTAGTCACGCAATGTCATGCCATTCCGTTGAGGCAAATGCCCCTCATATTCGCAAGGAAACGCTGGTTGGTTTTTCATATTCACTCCTATTTGTTTATCAAAGATGTGGGTTATTTACTGCCCACACCGCTAATGTGCCACACCTTTTTAGCCTTTTGTACTAGGATAAACCCTAATAGACAGCACTTTTTTCTATGCTAATCTGAAAAGACTTGTCCTATTAGTAAATAGCCCTTCTACCTACTTCCTTCTTCTTATGCACGTTGAAATACTTGAACAAAGATGCGCTGAAGCCTTGCTTGGGTACTCTCAAACAATGGCAGATGCTTATACAACCGAACCAGAGGACTTAGATGCTTCTATTACTGCTTTGCTTGCTAGAACGCTAGAACTACATCTAAACCGCAAAATCAATTTGGAGAACCTTTTCAAATGACTCAAGCCATGATCATTAAAGCTCTACAGAATGGGCCACTTACTTCACAAGAAGTCTGTGATTTAACAGGGATGCCTAAATCCTCTGTATTGTCCACAGCTAAGAAGTTGAGATACAAAGGTGAGTTAACCACAGAAGAGGTCAAGGTTGGTCGCTACAGAGTTGCCAGGTACACCCTTGCTGACCACTTGATTGAGAGTAAGCCAAAAGACGAAACTCGCTGCTTACTAAACCCTTTTGACATCAGGAACGCCAAGGGTATCTTTAGTAAAGCAGAGTATGCGGTGATGAACGCACAAGCTAAACGATTGCTTGGTAGACCAAAACCTGCGAAAGAAATCACAAATAATCAATTTATTTGAAAAAAACTTCTTGACACAACAAAAATTTGTGTACAATAAAGTTGTTGCCGTGAGAAGCGACGAATTGAAGCCACTTAATTCTACTCTCGCCCTTGGTCTTTGCCGCAGGGTTCTCACCGAGGGTAGAGCTAAGTGGCTTTTTTCATGTCTTTCACAGCTTCCGTACTCCACACGAAAGTAGTGCATCTGCATGGATGGCTTGGAAGAGAACACCGACATCAGGACACACCCCCTGTTTGCCGACCAGCGTTGGTTAAGCGACTGGTAAAGCATTTGGGACATGGTGGGACAAGACCAAATGTATAAGCGAATTAACTCGTCACGCGCACTTGGGGCGTTTTGTATTTAAGTCAATAGGAGTCAATATATGAATACCATAATGCTTGGAGAAGGTCGGATAGAAACCCTGCTATCCACCCTTGGGGAACCTATGTCTAAAGGAAATAGCATGGACAACTTTGAGAGATTCTGGTCAACATGGCCTAAATCAATAAGAAAAGGTGGCAAGGCTGCCTGTCTCGTAAAGTGGAAAAAGTACTACTGTGAAACCTGTGCAGATCAGATCATTAAGCACATTGAGTGGATGAAAACAACCGATGCTTGGAGAAAAGACGATGGTGCTTTTATTCCTGCACCTTTGGTCTATCTAAACCAACAAAGATGGGATGGGGCTGAGATTCCAGAATCATTCGGGATCAAAGTTGAAGTGCAAATTGATCCTGCTTTGGCAAAGATTGATGCTGACAGAAAAAAAGCCACTCCCATGCCTGAACACATCCGAGCAAGACTATCTGAACTAAGGAAATAAAATGCCAATCGTTTTACAAAGAGCAATTCAAACACAAATTTATGGAGATGGAGAAGGATGGATTTACATCTCGCAAACAGACCCTGAACTAAATAGCGACTGTGTTTGTTTGACAGTAGATCAATTTAATCAAATGCTAATTCTTGCAGATCAAATTAGAAGAGAAGCAGTAGAGCCAAATGAGTCACTTTGAAGCCATGATTCTGTTAGACAAAGTAAAAGAGGGTGTTCCTTACCCTCTCCACTTGATAAACAAAGCCTTAGAGCTTACTGGCGACCTAGAGTAAACCCCTATGGCATACAGCCGAAAAAACATATCCAATGAGGGCGACAGAGTTGTTCTTGAAAAAGCCGAGGCACGGGAAATATTCCGCACTTGGCAGACAAAACAAGATAACGACTTCGTTCGTGCCAGGCTTGAGCGTTGCGAAAGAATCTATGGAACTGGAGCAAGAGATCGGGTCAGGTTTTATATGCGTCAAATGAAAGAAGGACAAATTGAATGAGTTGGCTTTATTCGCAGGTGCTGGTGGAGGAATACTTGGGGGACATCTCCTTGGATGGCGAACAGTCTGTGCAGTCGAGTGGGAAGCCTATCCCGCAAGCGTACTTGTCGCCCGACAAAATGACGGAATTCTCCCGCCTTTCCCGATTTGGGATGACGTTCAGACCTTTGACGGACGACCTTGGAAAGGAATTGTTGACGTTGTATCTGGAGGATTTCCATGCCAAGACATCTCAATTGCAGGAAACGGAGATGGACTTGACGGAGAAAGATCAGGAATGTGGCGAGAAATGGCACGGATTATTGGCGAGGTTCGACCAAGATTCGCATTTGTGGAGAACAGTCCAATGCTCGTTACTAGAGGACTTGAACGAGTCCTTGCAGACCTTACCTCAATGGGGTATGACAGTCGGTGGGGAGTTATATCTGCTGCCGACATTGGTGCAAAACACAAACGAGAACGAGTCTGGATTGTCGCTAGTTCCAACTCCAACAAGCAGTACAGGTGGAGCAAACCACAACAGCCCGTCAACCCTAGCGGGGAAAAGATACACAATGAATCTAGCGGGATTTGCTCAGAAATATCCAAGTCGGAATATGTGGGGAACACCGAAAGCTCAAGACTCTCGCCATGCTCTGAGAGACAGGGGCAAGGGGAATCTTGGGGAGCAAGTATCGGGTCTGCACAATGGTGGGAAACTGAACCCAACGTGGACAGAGTGGTTGATGGGATGGCCTCTAGGGTGGACAGACTTAAAGCCATTGGCAATGGACAAGTCCCATTGTGTGCAGCTACCGCATGGAGAATCCTGAAATGAGCTTCATGGTGACTTTTAAAGTAGACGCTAACACTGTTGGCAAACAAAGAGCAAGGTATGCCAAACGTGGAAACTTTGTCCAAACTTACACCCCTGACAAAACAAGAAACTATGAG